CCGCTGAACCGCCTACCGTATAATTGATGAATTCGCCCGAATTAGTCGTAACCAGCGTGGTCATGGTGTCCGTTGCCGCCGGAGTCAAGCTAACCTTGGTTAAACCCAAGAATGGGCCCACAGTCGTATAAGTGCCGGAGGTGCGAAACAGCGTGTTCAACAGAAGTTCTTTACCTGCGGCAACAACAAGATTAGGAAATTCTTCAGTCCATTTCAAGTTACCGTCCTTGTCACGGCATTCAACATACCATGACCCTTCAACACCCATCCCTTCAGGGATAACCGCATTAGCCTGCAAAGAAGCTACAGCGTGGTCGCCAAAATTTGAAAGTTCGTTACTCATTTGAGCCTCATTAGTTAAAGATGATTACTGCTGTAGCAGAATTATTTGGTGGGAAAGTCACCGTGAACGGTGTCGAACCATTCGATGTATAAGATCCACCAAAATTAAGCACGGCCACAGAACGGTTCCCTTTAGATGCATTATATATCAATGCACCGGCGGCTGTAATAGGCCCTGTAAAAGCTATATCGGACCAACTGGAATACGCTAACGTCCCTGAATTTGTCACACCCAAGTTAGTTAGCGCTCCTCCACCCGCACTGTAGCTCCCACCAGAAACCTCTCCTACCGGTGTATAGGCCGTCGTTGAAGAGTTGATATTAGCACTAGATGTGTACAGCGCAAGGTAGAAAGTATCGCCTCCCACAGAAAGATTGTGAAGGCCTTCGAGAACTTCGGCTTTGAAACTTGTAGTCACACTTTGGGTGATAGCCATTACTGCACCTGCTGCCTGACTTGAGGCGTCCTATAATTGTCTTCGCGATCCTTACCGTCACCAAGCTGTTTAAGAAGGGCCATTGCTTGGTCAAATTTAGATTGATACATCTGCAAGACATCCGCTTCGCCTTTAAGGAATATATAGGCTTCGGCAAGAGCGCCGTACAACAAGACGTTTGGATAGTTGATACTCAACCAAGTCTGGCCCGTGACTACAATGGATTGTGGATACGCAAAGTAATGCAGCTCGATGGTGTACACCTGATCGGGTGTAGGCCCCAAAATAAACGTGTTGGCATCAAAGATTGAATAGTATTGGGGTATGCCCGTCACTGCAGGGAAAGGAAAGGCCTCGCGGATGTAGTTAACATCCTTATTAAGCAAGTATGAATAATTAGGTGACGCCAGATTAGGGTCGCCCGTTACCGCTACCGAGAAGGTAGACAAGAAATCAGAAGGGATCGTCAAGTACGGGAAATTTGGGGTTACTGTGCCGGTGACATTTCTACGAAACGCGGGAAGCTGAACGGTATTATTAACCAGCCTCTCAGTGTCTTGAACAAAATTTGGGATGTTGTCAACAAAAGTTGGCTCGTCAACTTCCGTAAAGCTCTGGATAGCCTGTGACAGTCCCGCGTATGTCGTAATGTCGTAAGCCATGATTAGCCCATCTTCGTGCTGTGCTTAGTGCCCTTAGTCTGTGCGCCCGTACCGCGAGTCTTCTGTGTCTGAGTGCTTGCGATATTGTTCGGATAGCCGTTCGTATTAGGCTGCAGCCCTTGCTTTGAATAGGCAGAAGCAGGTTTGTTTTCTATTTTAGCCATTACCGCCCCCTAGAAGAACTTTTTTGATTCATCACACGACTCATATTTTTACCAAACTTTTTACGATCCATTGAAGTAGGCCCACCTTTCTTGAGGCCCTTGGTAGACTTCTGCTTGTCGTGCTTCTTGTCCATATCGGAGGATTCCCACTCTTTCATAGACATCTTGTGCTTCTTTGCCAGTTTGGTGTCTTGCGCGACATCCTTAGCTGAACCTTCCCATTTAGCCATTTTACACCTCAAAAATCAACAGAGCCCATAACAGGCGGGACAATTACTACACTTGGCTGAACTGCAGTGAAACCGGATATTCTCACAGTGTTCAACTCAACATACACCGTCAAACTTGCTACAGGATTATACGCAAAATCACTACAGCTCTCATTTCTATTTGCATCTGGACGAGGCTCACGTAGCGCTTGTGGGTCGTTAGAAACTTTCTGACTACCAATGATACCGACCCAATTCTGCGGATGGTCCACTGACCAGTCCACTGGGCAGACCTTACTATTTATGAGTTTCCCCATAATGTAGTATTTTTTCAACTGGGTAAGCGGGTAGCGGAATCCGCAAATATCGCAAAAGCCATAGCTCCTTTTGTAGGACGCAAATCTAGTAGCCATCGAGATCACCTACAAATTCAGGATAGCGGCTAGCATACTCTTCCTGCCAAGCTACTCCGTAATTGCGCTTCATGTTGCTGATACGTGCGGCTTTCTTACGATTCTCAACTTGCTCTGGAGTACACTTATATCCTTTGTTATAGGCTTTACCCTTACGCGCAGCTACAGCTCTTTCTCTGTACTCTGGTGTAGCCCACAGGGCCTTAACTCGGTCGCTTTTCTTCTGACACTCTTCCGCAGAATACACTTCCTCATCATCTGAGCGTTTGTACCTGTTAACCGTTTCACCCAATACAGAAATGCACTGCGCTTCATACGCCAAGAGATTTTTCTCATCGCACAAAAGCAATACGGTTACGTCAAATCCTTGTGGGCCTAGCAAGTCATAGGTAGCCTTAAAAGTTTCATACGCTGGCTGCTTTGCATCTTTACCAGTCTTTAAAGCAGAAAAATGTTGCATGGCCCTGCGCCGTATGTCTACTGAGCTGCCTATATAGCGAACGCCTGACGCTTTGTCAGTAATCATGTAAACGCCGCTAGCGTGCGGTAAATCAAGATGCGAGACAGAATTTTCGGTGAACTGATTAGCGCCCATATCAACCTCCATGAATAGGAAGTTAGAGCTTACCACATCAGTCACACCGCTGTCCACATCTGCCACTACCAGCCACCACCAAGATACCCAGCCATAGGTACAAAGCGAACGGGAGCTTTTTCGCGGTCTTCGCCTGCGGCCATATCCCAAGCTTCATCATACATCTGCTTCAGCATAGATACTCGGTCCAGCCCTTCTGGCGTTTTTAAAGCCATGTAATAGGCAAGCCCTGCAATGATAGCTGGGAGAAAACGAAATGGCATATCCAATGTATTAGCACCAGAATTGCCTGCATCTTGAATCCTACGGAGGTACCAATAATGGAAATAGTAGCCTGACTGGTTGGGTGTAGGCCAAATATTAATCTGAGGAATCGGGGCCAAACGATCTATCCACACCTGCACCGGACGACCAGTAGATAGTTTGTTAGGAATAGCGGCATAAGTAGGAAGAGCAATACGTGGGATGATAAGGTCTGTTTGGTTAGATTGACTGCCCGGTGACTGCCTTATCACTTGCTCTACAATGTCTACACAATCAGCAGGGAGGTCGTAGGTTCCTTGCCCAAAAACAAGCGGGATCTGATCTTCTTGTATTGTCCAGAGATTGATTCCCCGGTTAGCCCACTCTTGAAACAGAATATTAAGGCTCCGCCGAGCGGTCCTAAATTGATAGCCCGTACGAATCTCAAAGCCCGCGCGTTCGCAAGCTTCTTCAATAATCTCAGCTACATCAGGAGTCCAAAAGGAGGTGCCGGAAGTGCTCATAGCTTAACCAAAATGCGCGGTGACAAAGGTTACATTAAGCAAATACGCATAGATTCCGTTAACCACCAAAAGCCCTTCACCCGGTACGTTGACACCTGTAGTATCCGTAGCGCCCGTTAAAGTCTCATACGTAGTAACCCACCGATTGACCCCCGTAACGTACTGACAGGCCGGAGGAGAACCACTAATGGTGTTGATATTTGGGTCTACAACTGTAAAGGTATCCGCCCCAGTTCTGGTGACGACATAGTTACCATCCGTAGCAGAGCCACCCGTAGCCGAGTTATACGAAATACCTACGACATCTCCCGTGTTCAACCCATGTGCAGTTTTTGTTACCGTAACCGTAGTAGTCCCTGACTGGGCATAAGTCCCCGATGTCACCGGAGCAACAAGGCTATCAAAAATAGCAAACTTACCACTCTGCCCTGCCGTGCCGACAAATGTAAACTGCTTTATACGGGTTCGGCCATTTTCCATAAGCCCAGAAACACTCAAATGCGCCGCTTTTACGTCTGTCTGTTGCATGGAGTTACCTCAACATTTCCATTTCTTTAAGTAATTCATCAGCTTTCTTGCGCGTTCCGAACAGTCCTTCAGGTTGCCTGCAGCAAGATTGCATCTGGAGCATAGTATATCCCTTATTTCGCCTGTGCTGTGGTTATGATCTACGCAAGGGCTGCGGGTCCGTCTCCCGTCAAGCTCCAACTCCACCTCACACGCTGCGCACTGTCCATTCTGCGCCTCAAACTTTTCTTCAAACTGCTGCCGGGTTAACCCATACCGATGATACCGTTTCTTGTGCCTGTTTATCAGCGTATTGCATGGTTTGCATGTGCCCGTTTTGCCATTGGCAGCGGTCTTATCTTTGTAAAAATCCCCTAAATGCTTCCATGTATGGCACACAATACATTGGTATTCCCCGTGAATGTTGGGAAGCCTTTTGGTTTTTACGACCATTTAGCAATTCCATGCCCTCAAGGACTTATTGATTCGGCTATTAGGGTCATTAGCAGTTTTGGAAGAAGTGTTTTTCTTCTTCATACCGGACATTCGTGCACAGAATGAGGCTTTCCTACCCGCATCTTCTTTGGTCTTAGGCTTAGGCGCAGGAGGTTTCAGATTCATACCCTGTGCTTTCGCACTGGCCCGTCCCTTGGCGTTCAGACCGCCTTTGGGGTCCTTACCTTCTTTCCTAGTCCATGCAGGTGACTTAGCCATTACTCCTTCCTCGCTGCACGCATGTTATCAACTAAATTTGGATAAGGACGCCCTGCCTTCTTTGCCGCTGCCTTGGCCGCTGACTTTTTGGCTGGACTGAGCTTTTTAGGCTTCCCCAGATCCTTGGGGCGTTCTTTATCCCATATAGGTGACTTAGCCATTACTTTACATCGGCATAGGTTTATCGGGAGTGCCGTAGCCCATAGCCCTCATTTGTTCCATCGTTGGCCCGCCGCCTCCAAATTGATTTGTGGTCATGCCCCCCACCGATTGAGCGGTAGGATTACCTTGGATTTGAAGACCCTTTTGCGGTCTATAATCAGACATCCTTGGGGGACGACCGGTACTCATTCCACCGCCTTGAGGAGCAAAAGGAGTCTGCATAGGAGCAGGTTGCCCACCTACACCACCATCACTACCGCTATTAT